GGAACGAGCCGTCGACGCAGAGTCCGACACACGTCGTAGAGGTGCGCCATGACTGCTTCTTCAGACCAGGGAGCACTCGACCAGGGCTTGCGCTGAATAAGGCCGGGGATGGCTCTGAGTGGATAGCCAGAACAGACCTGGTTAGCGAACCGCACACGAAGGAATTCGCTGCTACCCCAGGAGATGCCAAACTTGCCGTCTGCACCTATTGCACCCAGAGCCTGATAGCCCAACCGAAACAGAAGGGCGGCGGCGTAGCTGTTGAACGTTACGGCGCTGTCGTCACCGCGAATCCAGAACTTTGTCTCAATGTTGACCCCAACGTGTTTGAGTAGCCGAATAACCCAACAGGTCATGACGGTATTCCAGGCATTGCCCAGCAAAGATGTCCATCGTAGCCCGGACATCACTCCTCCGAGAACGAAAAAAACGGGAGTTAAACGGTTGACCACACAGCCAAGGGTACTGTGATCAAATGAGTCGATGGTAATTTTACAGAAAGAAGAGAAATAGTCGCGGTTTTCGGCGGGGACGGCGGCGATGGCGATGTCACACAAAATGCGAAGGATGATTTTTAGTTCTTCAGTGTTTGGTTGGTGATCGAACGCGCTGTAGTCGAAAGGTAAATTCCAGTGAGTAGAGACTTCGGATAACATTGTTCGAAGACGAGTGGCGGTCTCGGGGACGGTTTCCTCAATGTTGGACCCGACCCACTGGTTATATGCTCCATTGAAGAAGTAGTTGACGTAAGACATGCGGAGGTAGGTGTGTAGGTCACTAGAGACAGCAAGCCGCAGCTTACCCAGCTCGCTTTTGATAATGACCCAGTTGCTTTGCGAATGTGCGAGTCGTGCGGCTTGGGCCAAATCGTCCAGGTCGATGACGTCGGCGATTAGGTTTTTGCGGGCTTTGAACTTACCGCTCTGCTCACCGTAGCGCCATTCAACCTCGCCTTCCGAGCTGGAGCCGGACGTCTCCCAGACCGCAGACGTGACGTAGGTAGTGAAGTCGACCCATGGGACGGCTAAAGGTGCGAACCGAAGCACGTCCCGTGCCACATCGGCGAAAGAAGAAGGTGCGCCCTCGAAACCGCGTTCGCCCCCCCCCTGAG